AAACCTTTGATGCCGCCAATTCCCGGTCCGCCTTCTCCTTCGCTTCCGCGCGTGCCCGCCGGAATTCTGCCGCAATGTCAGCGGCCACTACTGAAGCCGTGCCGTCCACTACCATCTTCGCGGCCACGCCCTTCGGCACTTCCGTGCACACTCCCGCCTTTCCCCCGTCCGGCGTCGCACAGCTCACAACCACGACATCGTCTTCCGTAAGAGTCTTCCGCGTTTCGCGGATCCGTTCGTAATAGATTCGTAAGTCCATATCTCGCTCCCGTTCCGGCCGGTCTTCTGGCATGCGGTGGGACGGTCGGCCACCCGATCCGTCCCACTCTCGCATCCTATGTGTTGACCTGCACCCCCGATGAATTACGCAGGATTCCGCTGCCGTACAGTACGTCGACTGTGAATTGCTGCGCCAGCGTATTCGGCTGGTAGCTCATCACCACGCGCATTCCGAAGTTGCCCAGCTCCGCATACTCCGCGATCGCCCCCGTGCCGGGCAGCGGTTGCGGCAGCCGCCGGATCACCAGGCCCATCGCATCGCGCGCGAAAGCCAGGTTATGGGTATTCACCGGATTGCTGCCCGTCTTCGCCACGAACTGCGACCGGAAGACGAAGAAGTCTTTGACCTTTCCGATCGTGCCCGAAACCAAAGCCCGCAGGCCCGCGTCACCGGCCGTCTGAAATTCGCTGAATCGTGGAATCTGCCGCCACGCCGAATACGCCGCCGCATCGACCACCATGAATTTCTGGTCGGTCTGCGGGATCTTTGACAGAAACAACGCAGTTTCCGCCGCGTCGATCGTCTGCTCGGTAATCGTCGTGCCTGCCGTGCCCACCGGTGTGTTCGCCGTGAACCCGGCGTACAGGTTCAAGAGATCCGTCTCGATCTTCTGCGCGATCGCGGCTACCGCCGGCTGCATGTAGATCTTCAGAAGATCCGGTACCGCCAGGCACTTCGTCACATCGGGAATCTGAAAGCTGGATTCCACGTGTGTGTTCAGCACAATCTGCGCGTTCCCAAGATTCGGGTTTTGCAACTGCACCGTTCCGCCCTCAGCCAGGTTATTCGCTGCCATCTGCGGCGGAATCGAGACATTTACCGTGTCCCCGTGCTGCGCCAATACCGGTTCATAATCGCGATTGACAAGGTTCCCCATCACCAGGTTCCCGACCAGCGTCGGCAATGCATCCGCCGCCACCAGTTTCACAATCGCACTTGCAACGTTTGTTGAAGTAATCGCTCCCATTCAAACTCCTTATTCGTCCTGATTTTTCCTAATTGCTCCGCCGGCCTCGACCGGCATAAGTTACAGGCCTCGTAGGGTCTGCGACGCCACGCGCACGATTTCCTCCCGCACCCGTTGCATCTCCTCTGCGTTCATGCCTGGGCGGATGCGATCGATGCTTACCGACTCGTTTCCCGCCTGTGGCGCCTTGAGATTTCCCGTCATCCCGGTTCCTCCCACAATCCGGGCTGGCAGAAACTCCGGATTCTCTTTCACGAACGAAGTCAGATACTCCCGAATCCCGGTTTCCCCGTTCTCCGTTCTCGCGATCAATCGGCCGTCTTCCGTTCTCACCACGCCGTCTTGCACCGCTTTGAACGCCAAGTCGACCTTGGCAACTCCTAGCCGCTGCAATTCGGACCGGATCATCGAATTTCGCTCTGCCTCTTCAGCCTTAATCCGGTTTTGTCGGTTTTCCTCGGCCAATTGGTTGAGTCGCTTCTCCATGGACTCGCGGCGCTTCCGCTCCTCCATCAACTCCGCCTTATATGCCGGCTCGCTCTTCGCCTGTTCGCTGTTCACAAACTCTTGAATCGCTTGCCGCACAATTGCCTGTACGTCGATTCCTTCCATATCCCTCCAAATGCGCAAGCGGTCCATAGCGGCCGCCATTGCTCGTCAAGTTCCCATCAGCTACGGCAATACTGGACCGTTCAAACCATCCAGCGCCCTGGGCTCATTCTGCTCAATCTCCTCCACAACCTTGCTCTTGATCTCCGGATGCGCATCGTGCAGGTACTTCAGTGCCAGACGCTTGAATATTTCTTTCGTCATCGTCTGCGACTGGATGCCCAATCTCAATAACTTCTGTACATCGTCCACTTCGGTGCCGAACTCGTCGATATCAAAATCGTCCAGTCCCGTCACCTCCACGCGGATTTCGTCCCGCCGGGCCGTCACTACCGCTCGCAGCACCTGGCTCATCGACTCCTTCACCGCCGACCCGTAAGCCCGCAGCACCTCTTCCGTTGTGATGTAATCCAGTTGCTTGCTCAGTCCCGATTGGTGCGCTCCCGTTCCACTCGCCGTCCCCGATTGATTCATGAGGTAACAGACGCGGTAGATCTCATCCTTGAGCTGCGTCAGGTTATCTGCCGCGATTTGATAAACCTTCCCCTCGGGTTCGGTCCAACCAAACCGGTCGTCCTTTCCTAACTGGATGTAATACGTTTCGCCTACTACCGACTTCCATTCACGGTCGGAATATACCACCGGCATCGCGAATAGCCCCATAGTCAGCGCCCAAGAAAGCGCATTCGACTTGTTGAAGTGTTCGAGCTGCAATAGGGCTGCCTTGTTCATAAGCCACAGGCCTTCGGGCACTCTCATCTCGAAGACCGGTACGCGATGTGCCCCGGCCAGGCAGTGCGTCCCTTCATCCACCAACTCGATCGCGCCGTCTTGATTGCCTCTCCGGTAAACCTGATAGTTCTCGCGATCGTAATAGACCCATCGCGTTTCCTTCTCCCACTTCAAGTCGGTAACCTTGGACTGCCTCAAACACGAGCTCCGAATCACGATCCAGTCCAACCCGCCCCGGTCGTCACGGTTCCAGTTGATAACCTCGTCGGGGCCGTAATCCACCAGAAACGCCCTCGATTGGCCGATCGCATCTTCTTCCGCCCGCGTCGTGGCGCGCTCCGTCACCCGCGGAAAATCCACGACTATGTAGCTGCTTCCACACACCAGCATCTGCACAAATCGGGCACGGAAGAACTCGCTCAATCGCGATCCCTTCAAATCGCAGTCCGCCAGGAAGGCGTCGTAGAATCCGTCGGCCGATGCCCCGCCCTGGTCCAGCGTCACCACCGGCTCGCGATGCATCAAAGCTGCGCCGTACCAGTCGATGATCGACCCAATGTAGTTTTGATAGAACAGCCGGCTCAGACGCTCCATATAGACCTCGCCCGGCTCCTTTTGCCTCCGCACCAGGTACTCCGTCCCGTGCTCCCGAAGTTGCTCGCCCCCTACGTACAAGTCGCGATACCGCCGCCAGGTCATCTTTCGCCCAGCGTATTCCGGGTGCTCGCGATTAATCGTCTCGATGATCACGATACTAACCGTCCTTGTCGCTCTCCGATTGTCGACTCTTCTTTGTGCTCTTGGTAGATCAAGTAACCCAAGGCGTCCGATAAGTGTGTCCGCAGCCGGTCTCGATCTTTGTCGATGACAAAGCTGTCCGTCTTGAACACCACTTGTACGAAGTCCTTAATCAGCTCTTTGCACTTCGGGTCAATCATCAGCCTCACGTCCCCCGCCGCCGACCGTAGTTTCGAATTCACCAGGTTGATTCGCTCCTTTACACTTGGGTTCGCTTTTTGAACCCGATATCGAGCCTTCAGCGTCGAGTAGGCAACTAAGTGCTGCGTCACGATCTCATAGTCCGAATTACCCGTCGTCTGTTTCTGATACCCCGACGCGTCTCCGTATACGCACACTCCGGCAAGATGCCGTCGGTACCGCTTGAGAAACTCCTCACAGGCCTCCATCGTTGTTCCATTCCGGATCACGATCTCATCGAGTACCTGGAACGTCTCACCGTCCATCTGCACAATCAACGAGCTCATGGGGTCGACATTGAAATCTAAGGTCCACATCAACTCTCGAGTCGGATCCACGTGAAGACTCGTCACGTGTACTTTTTCATCGAACGGAGCATAAACCCGGCCCGCCGATAGGTTTAGATATTCCCCCAGCACTTCCTGCGCATAAAACTTCTCGTCGTAGCTGCTCCGTAACCGTTCGTAAAAATCCGGAATCTGTCTGAGAAGAAAGGTATTCTCCATTCCGGGGGCGCGAATCACTTGATAATTACCCGTCGTATCGCTCACGAACCGCCGGTGAACCCAGTCGTAACCCTTTGGCGTCCACACTCCGAATCCGCATAGCCTTTCGGCCTTCGGATCCCGTAACCTCCCTTCAAGGCGCAGCCACGCCTCTTCTTGCGTGTATGTAAGTTCATCTAACCCGAACCATGCCAGATTTGTTCCCCGGAGCCGTTCGAAATCATCCACCGGCCTGAAAATCACCCGCGACATCGTATCGAGCAGATGCAGCATATTGTCGGCTTTGTTGAACTCGTAC